TGGTTATACAATCATAAACTGTTTGGTCCGTTCTTAACGAACTGGGAAACAAAGAAAGTATTTCCATTAAAGGCAAAATATATTATGTTAGGATTTATGGCATTTGCATTGATCTTAATGTGGTTCACAACAGGCAATATAAAAGCAATGTTGTATTCAGGTACGTTCATGGCACTTGGTGCATTATGGGGCTGGCAATATCCTTCAAGCCCGGAAGAATATGATCGTAGAGTTAAAGAAGGAAAAAGAATAGGACTATTTAAGTAGTGAGGAATTATGAATACTAATGAAAAGGAAGGTTTGGTAAATACTCTCAAAAGAGAAATCGCATATGCAAAGACACAGGTTCTCCCATCTGCGACAGGACATATCATTACCGCAATTAATTGGATGGAAGGCCGAGTGGCAGAGTTGGAAAACCAACTCAACGAAGAGTATTTAGAATCAATGAATCTAAGGACATCGGGGAAGTGAGCAAAAAGGGAGATTCATTCGAAAGTGGAAATAACGATCATCGGATTGACTTTGAAAAGTTAAGACGTATTTCTGCCTTCGTAGATCATTTAGAAAAAATGCATTATATGCATCAAGCTGAATTAAGAAAGGAATGGCGTGAAAGACGTAATGAATATCTTAATGAGTTAGATATGGTTGATAATGTAGTAGATATGATGGATGAATATCCCGAAGCTGAAAACATAATAAACAAAATTTTAAGAAGGATTGATAATGACAAGAAGTACTGAGGAGAAAGTTTTACAGGCTGTAAACCTGGCTCCGAGTGATTCAATGATTGAAAGACTAGCTGAAATGCATCCAATGAAAATGGTTGCTTGGGCAAGTGTAATTCAATTATTGGTATTTGGATTTATGCTACTATCGTTTTACACGATAGGTTTATTTGTGGAGTAATACAAATGGCTAAAATATTTGAAAGCCCTGATAAAGGCAAGACTGTATATGAAAGGGAAATAGGCGCGCCCCATCATACACGGAAAAAAATTAAACCAAGTCCGCCTAGCGCCGTAGAGGACGCAGCTGATGCAATGGCTCAAGGAGCATATAATGATAAACGACGAAGAGAAGGCCTTTCTTAAGAAACTCTTGGCTTTGTGTGTAGTAACATTTATCGTTGGTTATGTCGTTGGTTATGTCAGTGTTATAATTTGAGGTAAATATGAAAAGTGATTACGTGGTAATTGATACTGTATCTATGTTCAGACAAAGATACATAGTACCTAGAGAAGAGGTACAAAAGTGGAATGAAGAAATTAAGTTAACTGATAAGCTCGCCAAGCAGTGGGCTCAAGAATCAGTTGAAGCAGAAGAAATAAAAGAATTCAGTCAACGATGGTTGGGTGAAACTGTTACTAATGTAGATTTTGCAGATACTGAAAAAGTACTTAGATTATTCAAAGATGATAATGAACAATTATCTGAAGAGTGGACTCAAGCAAAACAGCTTGATTATATTAACGATTGGAAAGATAATACACCTAAATGACAATACACGACGAAATTAATAAAATCTATCAGAAAGAACTATCAAGACAAAAATTAACCGTTGAGTTAATTGCTTCAGAAAACTTTGCTTCTAAAGCAGTAATGAAATTGTGTGGTTCTGAATTCACAAACAAATACGCAGAAGGTTATCCTGGTGCGCGTTATTATAATGGTTGCGATTTCATGGATGAAATTGAAACAATGGCAATTGAACAGTTAAAGGAACTTTATAATTGTGAATTTGCTAATGTTCAACCACATAGTGGAGCAAACGCAAACCTTGCTGTATTTAAAGCATTCTTAAATCCAGGAGATACAATTCTCGGAATGGATTTAGCAAGCGGTGGACATTTAACTCATGGAGCTCCAGTTACAATTTCAGGCAAATGGTTTAATGCTCATACTTATGGTGTTGACGAATGGGGTATGATTGATTATGATGAAGTTGCTGGCTTAGCGCAACAACATAAACCCGATATGATAATTGCCGGTGCAAGTGCATATCCAAGACAAATTAATTGGGTAAAGTTTAGAGCAATTGCTGATTCTGTTGGTGCAATGTTATTAGTGGATATGGCTCACTATTCTGGATTGATTGCAGGAGGAGCATATGATAGCCCAATAGAATATGCAGATGTAGTTACTTCAACAACACACAAAACATTACGCGGACCTCGAGGTGGTATTATATTGTGGAACAATCCTGAGTATACAAGAAAGATAAACAGTGCTGTATTCCCTGGTACACAAGGCGGTCCTTTAATGAATATTATTGCAGCCAAAGCCCAGGCATTCGTTGAAGCAAATACTAAAGAGTTTAAAGACTACTCAAAAAACATTGTTGAGAACGCAAAAGAATTAGCAAAAGTAATACACAATGCAAAGACATTGGAAGTACTTACAGGTGGTACAGATTCTCATATTGTATTGGTTAGTTTAGTTAAGTCTGAATTGAGTGGAAGAGAAGCTGCTGATATATTAGAAAAGCATCGTATCACAGTAAACAAAAATGGTATTCCAAACGATCCTCGTAATTTCAAAGAGACAAGTGGTATTCGTATTGGAACAGCCGCAGAAACAACTCGCGGAATGACTAAGAAAGATTTTGAAAAACTTGGTCATCGTATTGTTAATATTTTAGAAGATGAGAGTCAATGGTAATGAATGAAGATGTTATACAAATAGCTTATACCCAGTTTAGCGATTGGCTAGGATTGTTAGGATTACTCGCAATATTTTTTACACCAATCATTGCAGGAGGAATCACTGCATATATTTCTCATAAAGGTCAAACTAAAATTACTAATGATGTTTGGGAACATTGGCGTAATAATGAAAAGTTTCAAAATCAAAAGGTCACAACATCAATCAATTACAACGAATAGGAGATAAATGGCAACAAAGAGTAAAGCATTCACTTCATCCCATCAAGGAATTAAAAAAGGGACAAGCATTGGAGCAAATCCAAAAAGTCGAGCTACGATGAACAAATCCAAAAAGCGTTCATTTAAGAAATACAGAGGGCAAGGCAAATAATATAAATATACTTTATGGCATATTCTAAAAAGGTAGTAGACAGATTCGAAGCAGTAACTAATAATCCAGCAGCGCATGGAGTCGGAAGGTTTGACCCTAATGATCCAAATGTAGCAACAGGACTTACAGGCGCACCTGCTTGTGGCGATGTTATGAAGTTGGATTTGAAATTAGATCCAGATACGGATATAATCGAAGACGTAAAATTTAAGACCTACGGTTGTGGTTCTGCTATTGCTTCAAGCAGTATGTTTGTTGAAATGTTAAAAGGTAAAACAATAGAAGAAGCAAAACAAATAAAAGATAAGGACATAGCAACAGCACTTGAACTTCCACCTATTAAGATACACTGTTCTGTATTGGCAGAAGATAGTATAAAGAAAGCAATAGAAGATTGGGAAGAAAAGAAGGCAGGTCGTAATACGTCATGGATTGAAAAAATGACAAGGAAAGATTAATGTATGAGTATAAAAGCAAATTAAGAAAAGTTGTAGACGGAGATACAGTTGATGTCGATATTGACTTGGGTTTTGGTATTTGGCTTTATGACGAGCGTGTGCGTATTATGGGTATTGATACACCAGAGTCTAGAACGCGTAACAAGCTTGAAAAATTATTTGGACTCGCAGCCAAAGCGAGAGTTAAAGAACTTCTTGGAAAGAATCCCGTCCTCAAGACAATTGTCGGAAGAGGAGGAGAAGATATGAAAGGTAAGTTCGGCCGTATTCTTGGTGACTTTGATTGCTATTATGCAAAGACAGATTCATGGATGCCATTAACACAAATCTTAATTCAAGAAGGTCATGCCGTAGAATATAATGGTCAATCCAAAGAAGACATTGCTCATGACCATTTAGATAATCGAGTTAAAATTTTAAAAGAAGGATTAGTTGATAAGAAAGTCTATGACAAATTAGTCAATACAGGCAAGTATATTTAAATGCTTTTAATAATTTCATAAAACTATTGACATTTACTTAAATCTATAGTATAATAGTCTGTATATGAGATATAATAATAAGATGGGCGGAAGATCAATTGATCTGACCCCAAGAAAACGACATCCTAAGGACAAACGTCCACCAACCGCAATGCCATTTGATGTTGCTTTGAGAAAGTTTAGAAAAAATATCGAAAAAGCTGGTATTTTGAAAGACTTGAGAAAAAAGGAATTTTACGAAAAGCCAACTGCTAAACGTAAAAGGAAAAAAGCTGAAGCTATTAAAAGACATCAAAAAAGGCTTGCTATGGAAAGCAGGACATTCAACTCAAGAGGAAAAAGATATTAAAAACTATTGACAAGTGTCTTTAGTTTTGTTATAATAATTACGAATTGGTGGGAATAAACCATGACGGCGAGATTGTTAAAATTGAAGACCCACGACGGCTACCGAGTCCGGGAGCAACTTTTGAACTACCGACATACTGTGTAGGGATCTGACGCCAAAGGACCAACCACCGATTCACCTTTTTTGATTGGAGTTTATATTATGGGACTAGTACGCGGAATGACAACGCTTAACACTCGTAAGCGTAAAGTAAAAATCACAAAAGCTAAATTAGCATCTTACCACAAACAGTGGCTTGCTCACAATCGTTGGGCAAAATCTAATCATTTACACAATCTTCGTTACAATACGTTAGAGGAATATATAGATTACTGTTTAGGGAAAACTAAAATCAAAAGGGAATTCAAGCCTTACAAACCAGATACATCATATCGTCGAGAGACACCTAATTATCCTAGCATGGAAATTACGGGTGGTGGTTCTGGCACTAAGAAAGAATCTCCTAAATATACTGGGTCATTAGTAAAAGGTATTGCCACGATGCATAAATCAAATGCAGTTCCTATTATTAATCAAAAAGAAGCAACTGAAATATCAAGGATGGGAAAATAATGATATATTTGGATTACGCCTTCGACATCGGAGCCGAAGGACTTAAGCTAACCGATAAGGCCGAACCTGATGAGCTTCATATGGTTCAAATAAGTAGGACTCCACTTAATGTTGGAGATAAATTTACATTGGAGCTCGATGAATATAATCGCATGTTCTTTCGAAAAGATGCTCCTGTTCAACTGGAGTTAGAAATACGATGAACAACAACGAAGTAGAGGATCTTAAAATTCAATTAACTATAGCAAATAGAAAAATTGAAACTTTAATGGCTGAAGTGGATTTGTATAAAATGAAGTATCGTGATGAAGTCGATAACAATGAATATAAAGTAAAGTACAGACAACTTTTAGATACTCATTGGGATTGGAAATTGAGGCAACAAAGTTTGACCGAATTGAATTACGACGGTAATGAAGAAAGAGGTCGATACGGCGAAGATGAATCAATTCCTGTATTTTCTGGTAAATTGGCTGAGGACGGATAATGATAAGGCCCTGGGAACTAATACTATTACTTGAACGAGATAACAGTCGCTTATATAAAGAAGACATGTTAAGTCAATATATAGATGATGAAGAATTAGTAAAAGGTTTACAATATTGCTTGGATAACATGATCACTTTCGGTGTGGCCGATGTTCCAACAAGTCAAACCGAAGGCCCAGGTTTATCGTCTGAAGAGTTTTACGAACTTGCTAATAAATTAAAGAATCGTCAGTTAACAGGTAATGCTGCTCGAGACGCAATTGTAGCTGCAAGAGAACAAGCAAGAAATGCCGAATGGAATGATTGGTATCGTAGGATCTTATTAAAAGACCTTAAATGCGGAGTATCTCTTAAGACAGTCAATAACGTTAAGAAAGGAACTATTCCTGTATTCACTTGTATGCTTGCTCATAGTGGTGATAATAATCCAAAGAAAATAACCGGAGACTGTATTGTAGAATATAAGTATGATGGTGTAAGAGCAATCGTAATTGTTGAAAATGGAAATGCAACAATATATTCTCGTAATGGAAAACAACTGAATAACTTTCCACATATTGAAGAGGCATTCAGTCATAAGATGTTTGATAATCTTGTCTTTGATGGTGAAGTTATGTCAGAAGATTTTCAAACGTTAATGAAGCAAGTACATCGTAAAGAAAATGCTCAAACCGAAGATGCTTACTTTGCATTATTTGATTTTTTACCTCTTGATGAATTTAAGACAGGACGTAGTTCTTTACCACTAACAAAGAGAAAAGAATTACTACGAGGATTTGAAAGATCTGATTATTTTAAGGATTGCATTTTATTAACTAAACATACTGTGTTAAATATTGAAGATGACGCTGATAAGTTCAAAGCAATGAATCAAGAAGCAATTGATAAAGGCTACGAAGGTATTATGGTCAAACCAATTAACGGTGCTTACGAATGTAAACGCTCATACGGCTGGTTGAAAATGAAACCTTTTATTGAGGTAACACTTAAAGTAATTGATGTTGAAGAAGGCACAGGAAAAAATGAAGGAAGTGCAGGAGCACTTGTTTGTGAAGGCATTGATGAAGATAAACATATTCGAGTTAATGTAGGCACAGGCCTTAGTGATGATCTTAGAGATAGTATTTGGAGTGACATTGAATCTGTAGTTGGACAATTAGTTGAAGTAAGAGCTGATGCAATTACAATAAGTCAAGATTCGCAAGAAACATACAGTTTAAGATTTCCAAGATTTAAAACTTTTAGAGGCTTTGAGCCAGGAGAAAAACTATGACACAATATGGAAATACAGTACAAAGACAACGACTGCTATTGGAAGCAGAGAAATGGGCAGAGAGTGTAAAAAACATCCACTGCCATCCTCTTTCTTCTATGTGGTATGATGATAGACCGCAAGATACGAATAACGGTAAAGAACATGTTATGGATATAGAATATAATAGTGGTATTATTGAGCGAAGTAAAGACGGTAAGCATTTGCATACTTTCGGTAAAAGAAAGACAGGTGATGAATTAATTGATGCTTATCGTAAAAATACCGTATGAGAATTCCAATATTGTCTGTCGTATCAGGCGCATTTCTTGTATTCATGGTGGTATATGGCCTGTCTGCTTCTACGGCTGTAAAGGGAGAGACAAGTCAACATACTGAATTTGGTAATGTTGTATTTGAACCTGTGCCTGATGAAATAGAAGTAGAATGTTTAGCAATTAATGTTTATCACGAGGCAAGGTCAGAAAATTTAGCAGGAAAATATGCTGTTGCTGATGTAGTCTTAAATAGAGTACGTGATGATAGATACCCAAACTCTGTATGTGGTGTAATATATCAAGGAGAACATAAACCTTCTTGGAAGGACCCTGATGTTCTTGTACCAATAAGAAATCGTTGTCAATTCAGTTGGTATTGCGATGGCAAAGATGATGAACCTACAGAAGCAGATGCATTTGAAGAATCAAGACTTATTGCACATCAAATAATATATGGTGATAAGTATAGAGGTTTAACAGAAGGAGCAACACATTATCATACAACATTTGTAGATCCATATTGGGCACCAACACTACAACAAATAGGAACAATTGGATCTCATATCTTCTACCGTGCAGAATGAATAAATAACTCTATACAATTTATTATGGAGTATATTATGAAGTTTGCCGGTGTGGATTACAGCTTGAGTAGTCCGGCAATTTGTATACATGAAGGTAAAGAATGGAATTATGATAACTGTACCTTTTATTATTATGTAAAGCAAAAGAAATTGCTACAAGGAAATAAAGGTCAGTATCAAGCAACAATGTATCCTGACAATTGGAACACTGACCAAGAAAGATATGACATGCTTGGTTCTTGGTCGCAATCAAAATGTTTTGAGTGCGACTTTGTTGGTATTGAAGGATACGCATTTGGAGCAGTTGGTAGAGTATTCCAAATTGCAGAAAATTGTGGTTTATTTAAACACAAGCTATATGAAAGAGGAATACCTTACGAAGTTTATCCTCCAACAATGATTAAAAAGTTTGGAAGTGGAAAAGGTAACGCAAATAAAGAATTTATGATTGAAGCGTTTGAACAGGAAGTTTCTATTGACATTCGCGAAAAATGTGGTATAATAAACAAATCATGGAATCCGATTACCGATATCGTAGATGCCTATTTTATATGTAAGTACGGATTCTATAAACAAAACGGAAAATTAGATGATAGTAATATTTAACGGACCGCCCGCTTCAGGCAAAGATGAAGCAGCAAGCTTATACAAAGAAAGGTTTGGTTTTGGCAATCTGTCTTTCAAGTATCAGCTATTTAAAGAAACATGTAAACATTTTGAAGTTGATGAAAAATGGTTTATGCAAGGTTATGATAACAGAGAGCAAAAAGAAAAGAAAGAACTTGCATTAGAAAACAGATCTCGTAGAGAAGCAATGATTCATGTATCGGAAGATATTATCAAACCAAAGAAAGGTTTGGATTACTTCGGTCGATTGGTTGCTGAAGAAATTGAAGAAGGTAAGCATTATGCGGTGGCAGATGGTGGATTTGTTGAAGAACTTGAACCTTTAATTGAAAAAGTTGGATCGGACAATATTGTCATAGTTCAATTAACAAGAGAAGGTCATGATTATTCAACAGATAGTCGCAGATACTTTAATGGTAATATAATCAAAGAAGTAACAATCAATTATGCAACTAAAATTGATAAAGCATATGTACTTAAAGAAGAGCTCGATATTAAAACATATAGAGTACATAATAATGGTTCAGTAAGAAACTTTCAAAGTACACTTATTGATATTTACAATGAACTTAACGAAGATTATAAACTTGATAGCATTAACAGACAAACTGAGGAATCTGCCGAAGCCGAACATAGTCAATCTGAAGACGTGTCCTGATAGAAAAGATTGGACCGAGTCAGAATTTTTAAGACACGGTGTTGCAGATATAAGAGTTCATTCCTATGATCGTTATGAGGAAGGAGTTTCTATTCCTTTCGTAGGTGATCCTGAAATTGTAGAACAAACTACAAAAGGCGTTACCTCTTCTCATTTACTTACAATCAAATGGTGGTATGAAAATACTGACGAAGATTACGGACTGTTCTTTGAAGACGATCTTGATTATGAGACGGTTCAATATTGGAACTTTACTTTAGAAGAATATATTGAAAGATGCAGTAAATATGATTGGGGAGCATTACATATGTGTAATGTATTTGAGTATCCTTATGATTATAAAAATGAATACATACCTATGATTCCGCGAAAACGAGTTCCTTGGGATCATGGATTACAAGCTTATGCGTTAACAAGGAAATACGCAGAGAAAATAGTAGATTACTATTTTGGAGATTTTGAAGACAAGATTCATTATCGTATGCCACTAGGATCTCCGATTACAACAGAGAATAATATATTACATGGATTTGGATTAGTTATTTCCTTTCCACTCTTTAATCATAATGTAACTGACTTTAGATCTAAGAATATATATTATTATAACGAACAAGCAAGTTCAGCGTTTTACTCATACGAGTTTCTTAAAGCTTGGTGGGAAGAAAAAGGTCAGTGGTTATCGCTCGATGACGTATTTGATAATGAACGTGAAGAGAATAAATTTTATGGAGAATTGTAAAAATGAGTTGCATATATAAAGGCGAAGTTGTAGAATCAGAATTGTCTGCCAATAGTAAAGGCGGAACTGAGCAGATGAGACAACGTTTAATAGATAACATTGATAAAGAAGTATTAGAAAAAGTTGCTATACATTTATCAAGACCAAGAGAATTATATGATGATGTACCGAATATCCTTTGGTGCCATGATCTAGCAGAAGATCCCGAGAATAAAGTATTAAGAGATGGTGGTTGGGATAAGTTCAATCATTTTGTGTTTGTCTCTGCATGGCAAAGAGATCAATATGTTGTGAGATACGGCATTCCTTATTCCAAATGTTCTGTTATTAATAATGCAGTTGAAAAGAAATACGAACCAAGAGAAAAAGATTTAGAAACCATTCGTTTCATATATCACACAACTCCACATCGTGGTCTTGAATTGCTTGTGCCTGTATTTGAAGCGTTATGTAAACAACACGACAATATTCATCTTGATGTATATTCAGGATTTGAAATATACGGTTGGGAACAACGTAACGAAGCATATAAGGGTTTATTTGAAAGAATTAATCAGCATGACCAAATGACTCATCATGGAGTTGTATCAAACGATGAAGTTCTCGAAGCTTTAGATAAGGCTCATATATTTTTATATCCAAATGTATGGAAAGAGACATCATGTATCGCGCTGATAGAAGCAATCAAATCTCAAGTAATATGTATCCATCCAAATTATGGAGCACTGCCTGAGACCGCATCAAATGCAACCATTATGTATGATTGGAACGAAGATGTCAATGCTCATGCAAACTTCAGCTTTGCAGTTGCGAATCAAATATTAAATCAGATGAAACAAGATCCTAGATACTTTCATGGATTTACTTTCTCTGACAGATTTAACCTAGCAAGAAACAGTATCGGTTCTTTTGCTACTATGTGGAACACTCTATTAAGGAACATCGGAGATGCCTACCAAAGATAACATAATTCAGTTTCCAATATTGAATGAAGACATTCAATGGACTCCCGAAGACGTAGGAAAACGAATTCGAGAATATAAAGAAAGTTATTCGTCAGAGCTGACTGAAATCATTTGGGAAAATGTATTAGGAGAAATGGCTCGAGCTGGGTGTAACCTAGACGAAGATATATCTCTTTACTTTCCAAGTATGATATTGATATTTGAATCTATAAGATCTTTACATTTACAGACAATGGGTGTAGATCACGAATTGCAGCAGTTTGCGGAGAACCATGTATTTGTTGCCGAGACTGATACTCCAGGATTAGTAACTGGCGGCTATATGAAAAATGTTGAAAAAACTATTGACAGCGATGAAGAAATAGATTAAAATAGCTAATACAAATTAAATTATGAGTACACACTATGATATTAGTAGATTATAACCAAGTTATGCTTGCGAGTCTTTTCGCAGGTATTGGTAATCATACAAATGTGGAATTAGACGAAAATTTATTGCGTCATATGTTCCTTAACTCAATTAGGTTCAATCGTAAAAAGTTTTCTGAACAGTACGGAGAAATTGTTCTTTGTTGTGATAAT